ATATTATTACAGAAATCAGCGCAAGTACGTATTGGCTTTCCAATTTTATAAAATGGCACAAACATATAGAAATGCTATTTTGAATGAAGACGACGAATTATTTTTAATAAAAGATATATACAAATTTAAATTGGATTTTGAAGCTTCTATTATTGGATATTATTTAAAAATAGACAATGCTGGTATGAATAATTTGTGTTTAGAAATACTGAATAAAGACCCTCCTACGTATATTTCAAACAGTATCTTTTCTAATATGAAATATTACGCATTAAATTTATCAGATTATAAATGCAATGGAAAACTACAATTGGAGAACTTGAAACAAATTGGACACACAATTACAAAAGAACATGCATATGATTTTCACAACTCTACTCCAAGCATTTGTTTACATAACAATAAACTGTATGCAGTAGTTAGATTCGTTAATTATTATATAAACGCAGATGGAAAATATAATTCAAAAGATAAAAATGGCAATTATAACGATTTAACGAGTATAGAGACTAGAAACATATGTAACTCATTTACTATCGGTTGTGACAAACTAATTCCCGATAATGAATTTGAAATCCAGTGTAATAGTCAATATGATGGTTACTTTAAAGGAATAGAGGATATGAGAATATTTAGTTTTCATAACGAAATATACTTCACTGGAAATAGAATTACCAAACATCCGAATTTAAACATACATATTGAGTATGGAAAAATAAATTTACACAAGAATAGTACTTATTCATGTTTATTAAATATTCCCGACAAGAAAAGAATAGAAAAGAATTGGGTTGTATTTAATAGTAATGATAAATTATACGTTATTTATGAATGGAGTCCATTGACTATATGTGAATTTGATGAAACATTATTTGATGACGAACTATGTATTCGGGATGTTACTATTTATAAAAAAATAAATGTATGTAATCTATTTAAATTTATTAGAGGAAGTACACATGGCGTAGAAATCGGTAATGAAATCTGGTTTATTGTACATTCTGTTAGTTACGAAACAAAACGATATTATTATCACATGTTTGTAGTATTGGATAAAGACAATTTTAATGTCAAACGCTTTACCAAAATGTTTACTTTTAATAAAACAAGAGTAGAATACACACTCGGCTTTATTTACAAGGAAGATGAAAAAAGATTTATTATAGGATATAGTGCAAATGATGATAACCCCGATTACTATTATATACAAAAAGATGATGTAGAAAATATTATGTTTACTTAATTACACCGATTCAGGTATTTCAATTACATGAGCATTTCTACAATGTTGTCCAAATGTCTTTCTGTGCCATTTACTAATACCATATGTTTTTATACCTTCTAAATGCTGTTTCGTACCATACCCTACATTCTTTTTAAATCCATAATACTCATCCAATTTCGGATATTTATCACAAATATCCAAAATATAAGCATCTCTAGATGTTTTAGCTAAAATACTCGCAGCAGCAATACCCATATATTTTGCATCTCCTTGTTCAACTGTAACATGCTTTAACGTTTCTATTTGATTTTTATCTTCATTAAATACCGAATATGGTTTGAAATAATTCCCATCTATTACTGCTGTTATATCATTAAAATTTACAGTATTATCCAATTCTTTTAGCTTATCAATTGTATGTTTAATGCAATTATGCATACCCTTTATAACACATTGTAAAATATTTATTCTATCAATCTCTTCAGCATCTACATATTCGGTATGCCATACAAATGCATTTTCCTTTATATATTCAGAAACTTGATTTATTTTTTTCTTTGAAGAAAACTTTTTACTGTCTTTTATATCTGTTCCATCAAATGAAGTAGGATCTTTAGGTAAAACTACACAACTTATATATACCCTACCAAACAAACAACCTCTACCTGCTTCATCTATACATAACTCATATCTGTTTGAATCATCATAAAAACGTTCACACATCGTTAATACTTTAATGTACTATTTTAAATTTCAATTTTATTAAATGTTTTTTGAAACATATATTTTCAATATATACTATATATTTAAATCATGAACTTTACAATAACACCATTTACAATATTTTTAGTAATGTTTATAATATTAATTATTTTTACAATGATGTGTAACTCATTTACAATGCGAGAAGGTCTTATCAGTTTTTATAAGGATGGAAATTCTTTAACTGAAATACACGTTCCACAATATAATGATGATGAAGACGTTAAACTAACGAAATTATACGATAACTTATACTTTGATACTGTAAATGCTAACCTTGTAGAAATAGAATCACCCGCATATGATGATGATACAGAAGTTACTGGTAATACCATTGTTACAACGTTTCAAATTCTTAATGATGATACTGCTGCCACAGACCCTACGGCATTAGCCGATGAAGGTACAGCAACGGTTAAAGTGGTTCTTAAGACAGCTAACACCGCTTTCACCAAAGCCGCTATAACAATTGCCACAGATAATGACGAAGCAGTTGGTACATTAGCAGATATGGAGTCTAATGATAGTGGTTTAACATGGACCGGAACATTCACGGCTAGTAGTGATATAACTGATATCACAGATGATATCTTAACATTGAGCAGTAGTTATAAGGATATTGCTGATAATACAAATTTGGTAGCAAATACCGACGAAACTATATTGAAAACCGTTACAACATTTAAAATTGTGGCTTTAGATGATGCCGGTGATGAAACGGATGAACTAGGATTAGATGCTGGAGGTACAGCAACGGTTACAGTGGTTCTTACTACAGCTGATACAACTTTCAGCAGTAGTACAGAGATAACAGCTACAAATGGTACATTAGCAAATATGGAATCTAATAATAGTGGTTTAACATGGACCGGAACATTCACGGCTACTGGTACTATAACTGATATTACAGATGATATCTTAACATTGAGTGATGATTATTATGATCTTGCTGGAAATAATGAATTGGTAGCGACAGACGATGATGAGATTGTTCTTGAAAATACAAACACGGATGGAAGTAGTATAACTGCAATACATATTTTGCCAAGAGAAACGGCTAGTGTTTCTAGATACACAATTACAAGTACTGATCAAGTAATAGCTGACCAACCAACTAGTGTTTCAACTTCGTATGACTCACTTATTTATACGACTGGTGGTGAAACAACAGATGAATATACTGTATTGTATATATCTTGGGATAAACTTACTTATATTCATATAATGAACACTGAAAGTACAACTCCAACAAACGTATATTCATATTTATTTAGCAATACTTCTACTGTACATGGTATAGATATGGCTAACAGTGGTCTAGTAATCGGTGCATATATTCAAGACATTGATTCTAATAATAATAGAGAAGTAATTGTATCTAATTATAATAGTTCGCGAAAGGTATACCAAATTAGTAAATATGTGAAATATGATTTGAAAAATGGAAACTTATTAATAACAAATAAAGACGACAACGGAATTATAGTGTATAAGAGAAATATAAACAATCAAATAACTATTAGTTCTTCTGACGATCCACGAGAAAGAACGGAAGGAGATGACTACGGGTATGAGACTGTTGGTGACATGAAAATAAACGTTATTGAAGACGATAGTGGTGATAACTCTGTACTATTTTTCCGTAATAGCTTTAACTCTGTAGTCGCTGTTATTGGAAAGAATTATGATGGGTCAATAACTATTAAAAATGTGAAAAGATTTGATCCAAATGGTGTTGTTACTGGCGAATCCACATCTAGTTCTACCTCTAGTTCTACCTCTAGTTCTACCTCTAGTTCTACATCTAGTTCTACATCTAGTTCTACATCTACAACTAGTTCTACAGATGCTAATGGAAATAATTTAAATTTAGATAATTATATATTGAAAACACAAGTGGTTCCACCAGTATGTCCGGCGTGTCCAGCATGCCCATCTGTAAAAGTAGATGGTAAAAGTATTTGTAGTAATTGTGGCGGCGCAGGTGGTTCGGGAACATTAACAAAGAGCGGTAAATCAACAGTGACATCGGATACTGCATCAAAGAATCCAGAAGAAGAAAGAAATTTAGTGAATACAATTGGAGGTGCAGCGTCAAATACAGTTGGGGCAGTCGGTGATATAGCATCATCAGGAGTTAATGTAGTCGGTGATGTAGCATCATCAACAGTCGGAGCAGTAGGTGATTTTGCATCGTCAACAGTCGGAGCAGTAGGTAATGTAGCGTCTTCATTGATTGATGCCGGCGGAAACGTAATAAATACTGCATCCAATCAACAGAATAGTGTTAGAACTACAAACGCGGTTTCTCAAAATTCTTCTGGGTCAAGTGGTAATATGGGTACATATTCTCAATTAGATCCATACTCGTATTATGGACAGATACCAAATCGTCCTTCTAATAATTTTTTACCTAGAACAGCTGATTTCAGTACATTTGGAAGATAATTCGTTTAACAATTATATAAACAATAGGATGTTTATATAACATGACAGATAGTGAAGATTATAATGATTATTTTAATGGCAGAAGAGAGATAGAAGAAAGAATCACATCTCTTTTAAACAGTTTTGAATCAGAATGTGACAATCTTAACTATAAAAAGGGGATTTATCTATATGGTTCTCCTGGATCTGGTAAAACATTTATTATCACAAAAATTTTAAAAAACCTAAACTATGATATTATTAAATATGATGCCGGCGATATACGTAATAAGAGTTTAATTGAAACGATCACATCTAATAATATATCTAATAAGAATGTGTTGAATATGATGACGAAAAAGGTTACAAAGATAGCAATTGTTATGGATGAAATAGATGGTATGAATAGCGGTGATAAAGGAGGTATTAATGCATTAATTAAATTAATTAGACAGAAGAAAACGAAAAAACAAAAGACGGAAGGTAAAACAATGAATCCTATTATTTGTATTGGAAATTATTATACGGATAAGAAGATGAGAGAACTTATGAAAGTGTGTAATGTATTTGAACTACCTTCTCCAGAAGACGCTGAAATTACAAAAATACTCAAGAAACAATGTAAAGGTCAACAATTAAAACAAAGTGTTTTTAAGATGATGGTTAAATATATTCAAGGTGATATGCGAAAATTAAATTTCGCTTTACGCGTCATTTCTACACTGGATGGTTCAAACGATGAATCCAAATTATTAAATATATTTCAAATGAAAAGTTTTAATGAAGATTCAAAATCCATTACAAACCAACTTTTAGAGAACAATTACAAACTGTCTTCACATAATGTGTTAATGAATGAAACAGACAGAACAATCGTTGCATTATTATGGCATGAGAACATTATTGATAAAATAAAAAGATTACCCAAAGATGTGGCATATCCTTTATATTATAAATTATTACGAAATATTTGTTTTGCTGATTATATTGATAGAATTACATTTCAGAGTCAAATCTGGGAATTTAATGAGATGAGTTCTCTTATTAAAACATTTTATAACAATTATATTTTCCACAAGGAAACAAATAATTTAGAATTAGAGAACTTGAATGAAATCCGATTTACAAAGGTATTGACAAAATACTCCACTGAATATAACAATTCATTATTTATTCAAGATTTATCACAAAAGTTAAGTATGGATAAAAAAGATTTACTTTCTTTTTTTCAAGAAATACGCCTATGTAATAACGGTGACTTTTCTAATGACAATGAAAAATTATCCACTCTGGAAAAAACATTTGAAGATTATGATATATGCAAATTAGATATTAAACGAATGTACCGATATTTAGATAAAAGTGCTAAAAAAGAAGAAATTCAAGATGACTTCTAATTATGCATACATCTCAATCCATACATTACCATCTTCCCATTTTATTTTCCTATTCTTCATGTACGCATACAATTTCTGTTTATGTGTCAACCCCTTCTTTAGATTAAAATCAACTATCAAATTATACTTTTGACCATCTATTATCTTTTCCGGTATATGTGTCACTTCTGCAAACCAATATCCTTTTGAATCTTCGTCGTTACCATATGCACCTTTTATTATAGATACTTGTTTTTGAGTCGTAGTAAACACACGTAAACACCCCCCATGTTTTGGGTCATAAAAATGTTTTTGTTTCATTATATATAATAAAATAAAAAATTATACTTCACTTACATCCACCATTTTCAGAGGATCACTTTTCACTGAAATAGCTTCAGGTTCCATTTCAATCGTTATATTAGCACTCTTTATACCTATATCACTCTTTTTTAACTTTTCATTTTCTTCTTTTAGAATCTTGTTTTCTTTTTCTAAAGTATCGGCTTTTATAGACATTTCAATTAATTGACTTTGAATACTCATCATTGTATTATTCATTTCCTGTTTTTCCTTTGTTAAATTCTGAATTATTTGTTGGTTAGATTGAATCAATTGTACAATCTCATGATTTGATAACTGTCTTGAAGGCTTACCTGGTTCATTTATCATTATCGGACCATTCTTCTGTTTCTCCTGCATCTCTTGCAACATCTTCGCTCTCTTCGCTTCTATCTCCTTCATCTGTTTCAATACATCCGGCTTCATATGCGGCAATCCAGGTTCATACTTCTGCAATAATTTATCAATATCCTTCATAAAAAACTTTTTTATACTCTTCTCGTCATCATATTTTATAAACATGTCTATTGTCTTGTCAGACTCTTTAAAAAAATCTGGATGCGCATTATCAAACATCTTTCGTTTATCATACGTATTATGTTCATGAGAAAATACCAATATAGATTTTAATGGATCTAACTGCACAAACGGAATCGTATAGTCCTTTAAAAATGCCTTCTCCTCTGCTAACGCCGCTTCATCTTCATATCGCGTATTATCCAATAGTTCCTTCTTAAATGCAAATGTACCGGCCGTTGCATGATTTGGTCCATACGGTCCACATTGAATCATTTTTTGTACATGTTTAAAATAAATATATATTTCACTACTACCTGCACATAACGCCTTTTGATCTCCTAATAATCTTTCAACTGCATGTGACACTCTATCCGGTGGATAATAATCATCATCATCCATATAAACAATTATAGAACCTTTACATTGTTTATGCATAAAATTACGCTTTGCACCCAACATTATTTTCTCTTCTAATTCAAAATATCTAATTTCAGGTATATTTGACGCTTCTATTAGGTCTCTTATTTTATCAGTCCCATCATCAACAATAATCCATTCCATTCTATGTTTGGGATAATCCTGATTCCTAAAACATTGAAACATTGTTTCTATAAAAGGTCTTCTATTAAATGTTGGCGTACATATTGAAACATATGGATAATGTTTATTGTTCTTCTTTTTAGTCATATAAATTAGTTATTGAAATTGTTTTATATAATTAAACATAAAACAATTATATCTCTATATTATGCATCCTTTTCATCTGATTTTTCTGTATT